AAAATATTTAATGAGGTATGGTAAGAAGGGTGGTCATAATAGAAAAGATCTATTGAAGGCTGTTCATTATATTGTATTGCTAGCACATTTTACATCAGGAGATGATAATGGAAATTAAGATTGAGATAGACCAACTGAAGAAAAGAAAACTATTTGTAGCTACTCCTATGTATGGAGGACAGTGTCATGGTATGTATACTAGAAGTACTAATGACTTATCTGCATTGTGTATGCATTATGGAATAGAAGTTAAGTTCTATTATTTGTTTAATGAAAGTTTAATTACTAGGGCTCGTAACTATTGCTGTGATGAGTTTATGAGAAGTGATAGTACACATATGATATTTATTGATAGTGATATTGGTTTTGATGCTAGAGATGTTTTATCTATGATGGCATTAATGGATCATGAAGATGATAAGTCTAAGTATGATATAATGTGTGCTCCTTATCCTAAGAAATGTATTGCTTGGGAAAAGATTAAAGCTGCTGTCGATCAAGGTAAAGCTGATGAAGATCCTCAGAACTTAGATAACTATGTTGGTGACTATGTATTTAATCCTGTACCTGGTACAGATAGAATACAATTAGATGAACCAGCTGAAGTGTTAGAAGGTGGTACTGGATTTATGATGTTTACTAAGAAATGTTTACAGAAGTATAAGGATGCTTATTGGGAAGATAGTGTAAACAGTCCTGGTGGATTTAGATATAGACCTGACCATGTTAGAACTAAAGAGTTTGATGGTAGTACAGAAATAATGATGTACTTCCAAGCATTGATTGATCCTGTATCAAGAAGATATCTATCAGAAGATTATATGTTCTGTCAGTGGGCTCGTAAGATAGATCTGAAGATATGGTTATGTCCTTGGATGAAATTACAGCATGTAGGTACTCATGTGTTTGGTGGTAGCTTAGCAGACCTAGCTCAGATACAAGCCTCTGCTACAGCTGACTCTTCTAAAGTAGGAATTAATTCAGGAGGTAAACCTTTAAAAGGTCCTCTGGAAGGTTCTAAAGTTACAATGAAAGATACTGGTGCTGTTCATAATAGAAAGTCTGGTACGTTTGAAGATGATACAGCTAAGAAGTTAGCTGCTAAGAAAGCGAGACAAAATGCAAATAAGTAATCAGACTATACAAATACTAAAAAACTTTGCTATGATTAATCCTTCTATAGCTTTTGAACCAGGTGAAATGTTACAGACTATTGCAACATCTAAATCTATAATGGCTAAAGCTAAGATAACAGAAAGCCTTACTACGTCAGGAGCAATCTATGATCTTAGTAGGTTCTTAGGTGTAGTAAGTCTATTTGAAAAACCTGAGTTTGATTTTACTGAAACACAAGTTGTAGTACGAGGAGGTAGATCGTCTGTTAATTATACGTTTGCTGACTCTTCTATGATTGTAACTCCACCTAAAGATAAACAGATAACAATAGATGACCCAGACGTTGAGATTGATCTCTCTGGTAATAAAATACAAGCTGTATTAAAAGCAGCTGCTGTGTTACAGTTACCAGAAGTATCTATTATGTGTGATGGAGCTCAAGTATATCTACAAGCATTGGATAGTAAGAACCCTTCTACAGATGACTACAAAGAAGAGATTATGGATTGGACTGGTGATAAAACTTTTAACTTTATCTTTAAGACTGAAAACTTTAAGATGATGCAGTTCGATTATAATGTAAAATTAACTAGCAGAGGTATCGCTCAGTTTACTTCAACGTCTTCGGACATGGAGTTGACTTACTGGGTTGCTGTCGAAGCTAATTCAACATACGAGTAGCTATATGCGTGATGAATATTTATGGGTAGAGAAGTGGAGACCTAAGAAGGTTGATGAAACTATTCTACCTAAGGAATTACATAATACATTCCAGGAGTTTGTGGATAGTAAGAACATACCAAACCTTATATTGTCTGGTGGTCCTGGGGTAGGTAAGACTACCATAGCCAAGGCTATGTTAGAGCAGTTAGACTGCGATTATATCGTTATAAACGGTAGTCTATCAGGTAATATAGATACCCTGCGTAACGAGATAATGCAGTTTGCTTCTTCGGTAAGTTTGTCTGGAGGAAGGAAATATGTAATACTAGATGAGGCTGATTATTTAAATCCTAATAGTACGCAGCCAGCTCTTAGAAACTTTATGGAAGAGTATAGTTCTAACTGTGGATTTATTCTTACTTGTAATTTTAAGAATAGAATTATACAACCATTACATTCTCGTTGTAGTGTAATTGATTTTAAAATTAATGGTAACGCACCTCAGTTAGCATCTAAGTTCTTTAAACGAGTTGAAAGTATTCTGACTACAGAAAATATTACATATGATAAAAATGTAGTTGTGCAACTCATAACAAAGTTCTTTCCAGACTATAGAAGAGTACTGAATGAGTTACAAAGATATAGTGTATCTGGATCTATCGATAGTGGAATACTAACTAACTTATCTGATGAAAATTTTAAATCTCTTGTGAAACATTTAAAGAATAAAAACTTTACTGATATGAGAAAATGGGTTGCTAGTAACTTAGATAATGAACCTGTAGTATTGTTTAGAAGTATATATGACAACGCTTCATTAGTAATGAATAAAGGTTCAATACCTCAATTAGTATTAACCATAGCTGACTATCAATATAAAAGTGCCTTTGTAGCTGACCAAGAAATAAATATGGTAGCATGTTTAACACAACTGATGGCAGAATGTGAATGGGTATAAAAAAAGTTGCGGTAGTAGGTAATGGTATTGCTGGTATAACAACAGCATACTTTCTTGCTAAGAAAGATATTGAAGTAGATATTTATGACAAGAATGGATCAGTAGCACATTATCCTGCATGTAGTTATCAGAATGGTGGACAGCTATCTGTATGTAATTCTGAAGTATGGAACACCTGGGACAATGTCTTTCGTGGTATGGGATGGTTATTTAAAAAAGATGCTCCCCTTGCATTAAGACCTGACGTTATTAGTTGGAGTAAAATTAAATGGCTAGCTGGTTTTGTTGGTGCTACAATAACAAATAGCTATGAAAAAAATACTCGTAAGACAATTCAGTATGCTTTAAGATCAAGAGAGTTACTTTTAGAACTTGAAGATGAGATTGGTATAAGGTATGACCAACAAAAATGTGGCATAGCTCACATCTATCGTAATGGTGCATCATACAAACATGCACTACATAACATACAAAGATTTCAAGATACAGGATGGGATGTAAAAAACTATCCAGTAGAAAAATTAACTAACTTAAAAACAAATGGCATAGTAGGAGCTACTATGTGTGAAGATGATTTTATTGGTGACATTAATTTCTTTTGTACTGAATTATATAATCATATCAAAGCAAAGTATGCTGTAACAAAGTATGAGAATAATGTGACACGTTATCAAAACAGTGAACCTGGTAACGTAGGTTTAGATACTTTAGCTAGTCAGTATGATGAAGTAGTAGTTGCTGCTGGAGCATGGACTAGTGAACTTGTACCACAGTGTAACATATATCCTATTAAAGGTTATACAGTTACAGTATGGGACGAAAGTAAAAGTGCACCAAAGTATTCTATAGTAGATGACGGTAAGAAGATTGTTACATCTACATTTAGCAATGGAAGATTTAGAGTAGCAGGTACAGCTGAACTAGCTGGATTTGAACAAGGTGAACCATGGCATAGAATAAATCCATTACTGGATTGGATAAAAGATTATACAAACATTGAATATGATGGAGTAGCCAGACACTCATGCTTTAGACCTATGACACCTAACATGTTGCCTATAATAAAGAAGATAGATAATGTGTGGGTAAATAGTGGAGCAGGCCATCTTGGATGGACTATGGGTATGGCTTTAGCAGAACAGATAGGTAACAAATTATGAAGAATACAATAAAAAGAATACATGTCAACATGCACCATATAAGATACAATAAAAAGAATGAAGTTAAGAAGCCTGTAATAACTTGTAAGACAGGTGGAAAGAATATCTATGGTGACAGAGTTAAAATATTTGGACCTAGTGAAGTAATATACAGTCCTGATAAACCATTGTCATGCGGAGCTAAAGTATGGGTTGAGACTCATAGTGAAGTTCTAATTACATGAAACCGTTTGACTATATAAACACAATCAATTATAGTAAAAAGAATCTTATGAGGAACTCTGACAATGATGAGTTGGCTGAGTCTGGTTACGTGCCATTCTTAACTAATAGATCATTATCATACTTCACAGATACGTTATTTTATGCTAATGAAATAAACCAATTTTGCCATACAGATCACAAGCTCCAATACGAGTATCTCCTAAATAGTGTCAGACCGAAAAAAAGGTTTGCGAAATGGGTTAAGACTATGGATAGTGATGATTTGGAAATGGTTAAATTATATTACAACTACTCAACAAAAAAAGCACTTCAAGCAATTGCCATCTTAACCCCTTCAGAACTAGACTATATAACTAGAAAGGTTACTAGGGGAATAAAACATGAGCATAATTGATACAATGGTTGAGGTTGGCCTCAAAGAAGAAGAAGACTTTCTTAAAGTAAGAGAGACACTTACTCGAATTGGTGTAGCCTCCCGCAAAGATAAGACACTTTATCAGAGCTGTCATATTCTCCATAAGCAAGGACGATATTATATAGTACACTTTAAAGAGCTCTTTGCCTTAGATGGTAAACCGACTAATTTTTCAGATGAAGATACTGGTCGAAGAAATACAATAACAAATTTATTAGCAGAGTGGGGACTGATAACAATTAATGATATCAACTCCACAGCAGAACCAATCACACCTCTTAGTCAAGTGAAAATAATTTCACACAAAGAAAAGAGTGAATGGAATCTAGTTGCAAAATATAATATAGGAAAGAAAAAATAATGGGATTTTTTACATGGATGTTTGGACCTACACCAGCAGTGACTAAAGATAAGTTTATGGAAGACATAAAAAAACCTGTCACAGCTTTTACAGCTAGGGTTCCAAAGAAAGTAATAACAAAAACACAAATGATGAATCTATCTAAAGATCAATTAGAACAAATAGGTAGAGAGAATGGTATTGAATTAGACAAACGTAAGACTAAAGCAAAACTAATAGACATCATACATAAAAAACTTACCAAAAATTCAAAAAAGTAATAGCTCATATACTAAAAGCCGTTGACTTCTTAGGGTGGAATGCAGATATATATTAGTGAGGTTGCCTTATGGAACCTCATAATATTAACTCGCTTTTAAAGGAGAACAATAATGGTTTTACATAACCTAAATTTCGACCCATTCCATTCACGCACTGTAGGCTTTGAAAAAATATTTGATCGCTTAAGCAGAATTGCTGAATCAGAAGTACATACACCTTCCACTTATCCCCCATACAATATCCACCGCAAAGGTGATGATAAGTTTGACATTGAAATTGCTGTCGCAGGCTTTCAAGAAGAGGAACTAGATATTGAGTTTAAAGATAACGAACTTACCATTGAGGGTAAGAAAAAAGAAGACAAAGAATCAGATTACGTCCACAAAGGTATCGCTAATAGGAGCTTCAAAAAAGTCTGGCACCTTGAAGACCACACAGAAGTTATCGGAGCAAAACTCTCAAACGGATTGCTCTGTATCACTTTGGAGAAAATTATTCCTGAAGAACTAAAAGCTAAGAAGATAAAAATTAATCAAAAACAAGAACGACGAAGTAATAAAGAGCTCTTGCAAGAGGGCAAAGCATAAACCAGTTAAAGGGCTCTTCGGAGCCCTTTTTTTATGTGTTGACTACCAAATAGAAATGTGCGAAGGTAGATTCAAATAAGAAGGAACAAATTATGAACTTAAAAACATTAAGAGAACAATTAGAAATAGACGAAGGAGTTAAGTATGACATTTACAATGATCACCTCGGGTATCCTACTTTTGGTATCGGTCATTTTGTTATTGAATCTGACCCGGAACGTGGACAAGAAGTTGGGACTGCCGTCTCGAGAAAACGAGTCGCAGAAGCATTCGAGTCTGATGTTAAAGGAGTAATAGAAGATTGCAATGAATTATATAATGACTTTGATGAGTTGCCAGAAGAGGCACAACAAATTATAGCGAACATGATGTTTAATATGGGTAGAACCAGATTAAGTAAGTTTCGTGGTATGAAAAGGGGTGTTGATGCTAGGGATTGGGATGCTGCAGCTGATGAGATGGTTGACAGTGCCTGGTATAAACAAGTTACTAATCGAGCTGATCGTTTGGTCCAAAGAATGAGAGGCATAACCTAGGAGAACTTAAATGTTTCCTTATACTGAAGAGGAAGCCGACTGGCTTTCGGGTAGGTAGGTTATAAGGGGTAGACATATAGTCTGCCCCTCGGTGATATAAAATAGGAGAAGAGATGATGAATGTAAAGACTTTGATCACGTGGATAATAATTGTATGTGCTCTGTTTACTTATGGGTGTACAGAGCTACTAGCTGATGAGGATGGCTATAGTACCCTTCCTGGTTGGTCTATTGGTTATAAATTTAATTTAGATTTAGATGAAGATAAAGATAGCAAGTTAAGATTGTTTGGAAAGTACAAAGAAAAAGATGGCACCTCATATAAAATGGGATGGGTCAAAAAAACTGGTACCAATTTGAATGACTGGAACGAAGATGAAGATGGAGTTATCTTTTTTGAGCAAGAGATAAAATTTTAGTTGACTTGAACACAATACTAGGTGATATTATATTATGAGTAAATTTTGGACAAATGTAAGCCTTGACAAGAATAATTTAATTGTTAGAGGTTATGAGAACGGTATGGAATATCAGAATCGTATTCCTGTTAAGCCACATCTGTATGTAGACGATCCGACTGGACAAAGTGAATGGCGAACCATTGAAGGTAAGCCTGTTATTAAAAAAGTATTTCCTAATGTAAATGGTGATCCTGAAAAGAGAAGACGTGATGGATTGAAACCTGATGGTGTACCTGAAGGTATTATGGCATGGAGATCTAGAAATGCTTCTAGTCTCAATATGTATGGACTGCAAACATCTAAGTCATGGTACTATATTTACTATGACTATCTTCAAGAAACATATCCTGATGAAGTTAAATATGATGCTTCCTTAATGTCTGTAGCTAATATAGATATAGAGGTTGCTGCTGATGAAGGGTTTCCAGATCCTGCACTAGCCGAGAAACCTATTACTGCTATTGCTGTACAGACTGGTAAGAAAGTAGTTGTGTTTGGCTGTGGTGATTTTACATCACAAGATCCTATGCATAAGTATTTTAAATGTAAAGATGAAAAAGATCTCCTAAGAAAATTTGTTGATGTATTCACTATACTAAATCCTAACACTACAAAGAAAAAGAAAATCTTTATTGGTGAGGTAACAGGAACCTATCCAGATGTTATTACTGGTTGGAATGTTGAATCGTTTGATATACCTTATTTAATTAATAGAATGGTTAGACTATTTGGTAACAGAAATTTAGCCAATAGACTTTCTCCGTGGGGTAAGTTAGATCAGAATAGTAGAATAGAAGCTATGACTGGACATAAAGGATGGGATATTATTGGTATTAGTATTCTTGATTATCTTGCTGCTTATAAAAAGTTTACCTATGCACAACAATCTAGTTACTCATTAGACAATATTGCTAATGTAGAATTAAAAGAAAGAAAACTAGACTATAGTGAATATGATGGACTGATGGGTCTATATAAAAATAACTATCAAAAGTTTATTGAATATAATATTAAAGATACACTACTTGTACAGAGACTTGATGACAAGATGAAACTATTAGAGTTAATGTATGCAATTGCCTATGATGCTAAAGTTAATCTTAATGATGCATTTACTTCTGTGAGGTTGTGGGATGTAATGATAAACAATTACCTTGCTTCTAAAAAGATTGTTGTACCTAGAGCTATACCTCAAGAAAAAGAAAGAAAAAATATTGGAGGGTATGTTAAAAATCCTCAACGTGGTATGCAAGAATGGATAGTATCGTTTGATTTAAATAGTTTGTATCCTCATTTGATTATGCAGTATAATATCTCACCTGAAACTTATAGAGGCATACATTCAGCAAGAACATCTGATGCTGCATGTGATCAGTCAATTGATGAGATACTTGATGGTGCATATGATAATATAGACAACCCAGAGGACAATACAATTGGTGGCTCTGGTGCAATGTATACCAAAGACTTTAGAGGCTTTCTACCTACACTAATGGAAAAGACATATGCTGATCGTGTAGTGTGGAAGAATAAATTAAATGAAGCTAAAAAGTCTGGTGATGAGAATGAGATATCAAGATGTGATAACATGCAGATGGCTAAGAAGATTCAACTTAACTCTGCTTATGGTGCTCTTGCTAATCCATTCTTTAGATGGTTCAAGTTAGAGTATGCTGAATCTATTACAGCATCTGGTCAGCTTTCTATTCGTTGGATAGAGAAGAAGATTAATGAATGGATGAATGTTAAACTTAAAACTGATGGTAAAGATTATGTAGTAGCTATTGATACTGATTCTGTTTATGTATCTATGAAGGACCTGGTCACTGAACCAGAGAGAGGTGTTGAACAACTACACAACTTCACTACCGATACCTTTGAACCTCTAATTAATAAATGGTATGCTGAACTTGCAAAGTATACTAATGCATATGCACAACGAATGGTAATGAAGAGAGAAGTGATAGCTGATAGAGGTGTGTGGACATCCAAGAAGCATTATGCTCTTAACGTATGGGACATGGAAGGCTTTAGATATAAAGTACCTCAACAGAAGGTGATGGGTCTTGAAGTGGTTAGGTCGTCGACTCCAAACTTCTGTAGGGTGGCAATGAAATCTGCGCTGAGGATATTGCTGAACGAGAATGAAGCTCGCTTTATAGAGTTTATAGAGAACTTTAGAAAAGAGTTTTTTGCTCTACCGTTTGAAGATATAGCTTTTCCTCGAGGAGTATCAAATCTTGCTAAATGGCAAGAAATCTCGCAAAACAGGTTTCTCATTAAAAAGGGGTGTCCTATTCATGTTAGAGGATCTATAACATTTAATAATATGCTATTAGATCATAATTTAATAGGAAAGTATGATTTAGTAAATCAAGGTGATAAGATAAAATTTGCATATCTTAAATTACCTAATCCTTCAAGAGAACATGTAATATCTGTACCAAGTACACTGCCTAAGCAATTTGGTCTGGATAAATATATAGACTACGAGAAACAGTTCAGTAAATCTTTCTTAGATCCTATAAAGACAGTAGCAGACGCTGCTGAGTGGAAAGTAGAGCATATGTTAACACTAGAAGATTTTTGGACATAGGAGAAGAAAATGGTAACGAAGACAGAAATGAGTTTAGATGATTTTGATTTTGGATTTTCAATTGTAGACGAAAATGAATTAGAAGCAGTTACAAAAGTAGAATCAAAACTTCAACAAACATCATCAGGAGCTGCAACAGCAGTTGCTGAAACAAAGAGTATACAAGCTAAAATGGATAAGATGTATAATGCTGTGATACCACTTTTGAACAACCTTCAAAAGAACCCAGAAAAAGAATATATCTATTGGCCAGGTCGTCATAATAAAGTTGAACAGTTTAGAGATAAGTTAACAATATTATATAAAAGCTAGTTGACCTGACTATCATTTAGATATACAATAAGATATTATAACAGTGGAGTGATCGCTATGAGTGACTTTTTTCGTAATTTAGTAGATGATATGAAAGATGAAGATACATCTATAATGGGTGATGGTAAGGGTGCTGCTGAATTTGGCGGTACAATAGATTCAGGTAGCTATATGCTTAATGCTGTAATGTCTGGTTCTATATTTGGTGGAATACCTAATAATAAAATAACTGCCTTTGCAGGTGAATCTGCAACTGGGAAGACTTTCTTTGTATTAGGTGTTGCTAAGCAATTCTTAAAAGACAATCCTGATGGTGGTATAGTATATTATGATACTGAAGCAGCTGTGACTAAACAGATGATGGAAGAAAGAGGAGTAGATACTTCTCGTGTTATTATATCTCAACCAGACACTATACAGAAATTTAGAACACATGCTATGAAGACTATTGACATGTATGAGAAGTCTCCAGATAGACCTCCTATGTTGTTTATATTAGATAGTCTAGGTTTATTATCTACTGAAAAAGAGGTAGCTGATACTACTGAAGGTAAAGATGTACGTGATATGACTAAGTCTCAATTGATCAAAGGTGCCTTTAGAGTGCTTACACTAAAGTTAGCAAAAATAGGCGTGCCTATGATCGTTACAAACCATGTTTACGAGGTAATTGGCTCGTACATGCCTATGAAAGAGATGGGTGGTGGTTCAGGGTTAAAATACGCAGCTTCTACTATTGCATACCTTTCTAAGAAGAAAGTAAGAGATGGTACTGAGATTACTGGTATCATTATTAAAGCTAAAATGTTTAAATCAAGGATAGCAAAAGAGAATACACAAGCAGAAGTACTGTTATCATATACAGGTGGGTTAGACAGATATTATGGATTACTAGAGTTTGGTGAGAAGCATGGTATATTTAAGAAGTCTGGTAATAGATATGAAATGGGTGAATCTAAGTTATATGGTAAACAGATATTAAAAGAACCTGAAAAGTATTTTACTGAAGAGGTATTAAAGCAGATAGATGAAGCCTGTAAAACAGAATTTACTTATGGAACAGTTTAACTTTTTATCTATAGATCAATGTGATGGATTAATTGACTGGTTTCAACATCAGAAAAAAGCAGGTAAGACTATAAACCAGAAAACAAAAGTTATACCTGATTATGTTGCTCCTTATACTCATGATAGATATAATACAGAAACTGAACTTGCTCAATTAGAAGATGCGTATCTTCCAAGAGACGATATCTTATGCAAAGAGCAATTTGAATTAGTAAATAATTATGCTGCAAAGTATGGTAAACAAATTAAAACTATGCATGGTTTGATAGTTACAAGTTATCCTATAGGTGGTTTCATACAATGGCATGTTGACAGAGATGGAGATAGTCTTTTTAGTACAGCTATGCATTTAAATACAGATTTTGAGGGTGGTGAATTGCAATTTGGGATAGATGCTAATGGTAAAAAACAAATTAAAAATATAACTGAGGGAATAAATTATTATGAGGAAGTACAAGCAAAAGGTGAGATTTTTATAGAGACAATTAAACCATATCATACAGCTGATAAAAAAGCTGGGCAAGGTATGATTTATAGTTCAGACAGTTGGCATAGAGTTAAAGAAGTTACAGCAGGAACAAGATATAGTTTATTAGGATGGTTTCATGGAGGTGATATATGATAACACAAAAAATACTTGAAGGCTTAATTAATAGTGATGATTATGTACGTACAGCTAAACCTTATCTAAAAGATGAATACTTTAAAGAACATTCAGAAAAAATTATATTCGAAGTAATTAATAACTATATTGACAAGTACAATAAGTGTCCTAATGTAGAGTCTATAAAGGTAGATTTAGACAATAGAACTGATCTTAATGAAGATCAACATTCCACTATTTCTAAATACGTTCAGGGTATGGTGCCCGGCAATACTGATATAGAATGGTTAGTTGACGAGACAGAAAAGTTCTGTCAACACCAAGCGATCTATAATGCTATTATGGAGT